GAAGAGATCATTGCTGAGGATATGGGTATCCGCCAGTTCACCGCTGACGTCGTCCGCCCCATCCTGACCAACAAGTACAACGGCTTCACCAGGTTCTCGGAAGGCGACCCCGCCGGCCAGATCCGGGCGCAGACCGACGAGCGCACCTGTCTCCAGGAGCTGTTCGAGCTGGGCATCCCAACCGAGCCCGCGCCAACCAATGATTGGATACCCCGGCGAGAATCGGTTGCATTCTTCCTGACACGCATGATCGACGGCGGGCCGGGTCTGTTGTTGGACCCACGTTGTTCGGCGTTGCGTAAAGGATTCAATGGTCGCTACCGGTATGAGCGCGTGAAAAGTTCAGGCGCTGCGCGATACAGGGACCGTCCCGTCAAGGATGCTTTCTCGCATCCTCATGACGCTCTTCAGTATTTGTGCATGCGGGTGCGTAACGGCCTGCGTCCTGCCAGGGCGCGATCGGTCGTACAAGCATCCAGCAGGGGATGGACCTGAACATGAACGGACTTGCAATTGGAATGCTCGGAGCTACGCCTCCGACAGAAGTGGACATCAAGGTCAAGCAGAAGAACGACCTGATCGACGTCCTGTACTCCGGCCTTTCGCGCCACATCTCGGATTGCTGGGAACGCGCCAAGTTCTCCAAGACCGAGACCACCGAGCGCCTGCTCAAGTGCGAGCGCCAGCGCCGCGGCGTCTACGATCCGGACAAGGCCATGGAGATCGCCAAGACTGGCGGATCCGACATATACATGCGGATCACGGACATCAAGGCCCGTGCCGCTGCCAACTGGATTGTGGACGTCATGCTCGGCGGTGGCCGTCGTGCCTACGAGCTCCAGCCGTCCAAAGAGCCCGAGCTGCCGCCCGAGATCTCCGCCGGCATCGTTGAGCTCGTGCAGATGGAGATGCAGCAGTTCGTCCAGGCTGGTGGCCAGGTTCACCCTGAAGCCTTCCGCGTCCGGATGGAACAGGTTCACGACACCATCATGGCTCGCATGCGCGAGGAGGCCGACCGCTGCGCCAACCGCATGGAGAACAAGATCGAGGACCAGCTCACCGCTGGCGGCTTCGAGGTTGCGTTCCGCGAGTTCATTGACGACTTCGTCACCTACCCGACCGCCATCCTGAAAGGTCCGGTCGTGCGTCGCAAGAAGACGATGCACTGGGGGCAGGGCTTCCAGCCGGTTGTTGTGAATGACTACGTGCGCCAGACCGAGCGCGTGTCGCCGCACGATATGTTCCCCTCGCCCAACTCGAGCAACGTCAACGACGGCTACCTGATCGAGCGTCACCGCCTGACCCGCTCCAGCCTGCAAGCCATGCGTGGCACCCCTGGGTACAGCGATAAGGACATCGACCAGGTGCTCGATCGCTTTGGCGACCAGGGTTTCCGTCAGTGGCTGATGGGCGACCAGGAGCGCGACCGCCTCGAGGGCAAGCCTCACTCTCGTCTGTACACCAAGGAAGTGATCGAGGCTCTGGAGTTCTGGGGCTCGGTCAGCGGCAAGATGCTCATGGACTGGGGCTTCAAGAAGAAGCTCGACCCGTACAAAGAGTACGAGGTCAACGTCTGGCAGATCGGCCCCTTCATCATCAAGGTGTCGCTCAACCCGGATCCGCTGGGCGCCCGCCCCTACGAGATCGCACAGTGGGTTCCGGTGCCTGGATCCTTCTGGGGCGTGGCTCTGGGCGAAGTGATGCGCGACGTGCAGATCATGTGCAACGCGGCGGCTCGCAGCCTGGCCAACAACATGGGCGTGGCGTCTGGTCCCCAGGCTGAGATCCACGTCGATCGTTTGCCGGACGGCGAAGACGTGACGTCGATGTTCCCCTGGAAGATCTGGCAGACGACCAGCGATCGCACCGGTGGTGGTCAGCCGGCTGTGCGCTTCTTCCAGCCGAACATGAATGCGGCGGAGCTGCTCAACGTCTATCAGTTCTACATGCGCCAGGCCGACGAGGTCACCGGCATCCCGAACTATGTGTACGGCAGCGGCGCCACGGGTGGTGCAGGTCGCACGGCGTCCGGTCTGTCGATGCTGATGGACAACGCGGCGAAGGGTATTAAGTCAGCGATCGCTTCGGTGGACACCGTTGTGGCGTCTATCGTCAACCGACTGTACGTCCACAACATGATCTACGACCCGGACATTTCGGCCAAGGGCGACTTCAAGGTCATGGCCAAGGGCGCCATGGGTCTGGTGGCCAAGGAGCAGTTGCAGATGCGTCGCAACGAGTTCCTGCAAGCCACGGCCAACCCGGTTGATCTCCAGATCGTCGGGCCGCAAGGACGCGCCTACCTGCTGCGCGAGGTTGCCGAGTCTCTCCAGATGGACACCGACAAGATCGTGCCCACCAACGAGCAGCTCGAGTTCAAGCAGGAGCAGATACAGGCCATGCAAATGCAGCAGATGGCTCAACAGCAGGCTCAACAACAAGCTCAAGCCCCAGCGACACTCGATGTCGCAGGGAACCCCGCCGGCGGTCAAGCGGCGAACCTAGTTCAATGAAAGGGCCAGTCATGGCAACCAAGATGTTTCAAGGCAAAGAGAGCCGCTCCGAGGAAATGGCAGAAGCCAAGGCGCTGAAGAGCGGCAAGATCAGCAAGGCTCAGTACATGGCCGGCGAGAAGAGCGAAGGCGAGCACAGCGCGAAGGAAATCAAGCGCAACGCCGACGCCATCAAGTCTGGCCGCATGAGCCCCGCTCAGTATGCCGGCGCAGAGAAGATGGCTGACGGTGGCCTGGTCATCGGTGGTTACGGCGCCCCCAACGAATGCACGTACAACTTGGGTCCTGGGGTCCGCAGCCGACAGGACTACAAGAAGTAAGCACATGCTTGCGAAACCACCAATTACAGTTCTCCAATCGTTAGCCTCGCTGGGAGGGAACAGTGATTTTGAAGTGGTGTGTAGCTGGCTTGAAGAATCTTTGGGCCAAATTCGCAGCACGAACGACGCCACTCGCGACGAAGTTCAGTCTCGGTGGAATCAAGGAGCGTCTCAAGCGCTGGCTGAGTTTCTGGAAAAGAAGCAGCTCGCAAGAGACATCCTCCGAAAAATGAAGTAACCCGCCCCGTTGGGGCAACCGCATGACCAGCGGCGGTATCGCTGGCAACCGAGAACACCGGATCGAAGTATTAGGGAAAACCCTCAGAGGCCCCTGACACGAAGTGAAGGCTCAAGGAGTTTGAATTGAACCTACCACGTGCCGTCCTCGAGGCGGAAAGAAAGGCAGACGAAGCTCTTCAACGACTGCAACAGGCTCGACAGCCACAGCAGCAGCAGCAAGATCCCCCGCCAGGTGATCCTTCTGTTTCGGACCCTCCGGCCAATACGCCGGCTCCGAGTGAACCAGCAGCTCAGGCAACCCCCGCACCCGCGGCCACCCCTCCGTCAGAGGGAGACGACAAGTGGGAAGCAAGGTACAAGACGCTGCACGGCAAGTACAACGCCGAGGTTCCACGACTGCATGCGGCGCTCAAAGAGCGTGATGGCAAGTTGAATAGCCTGACCGAAGAAGTGGAGGCGCTCAAGGCATCGCTCGCGAAACCAAAGGAATCGCTGGTGAAGCCGGAGGAAGTGAATGAGTACGGTGAGCCGCTCGTAGACCTGATCCGCCGCGCAGCGCGGGAAGAGGTTCAGGGTAAAGACGACGAGATCGCCCAACTCAAGAAACGGCTGGAGTCGCTCGATTCAACTCTGGTTCAGAACAAAGAGGTCGGCTTTTATGAGAAGTTGGCCTCGTCGGTTCCGGACTGGATGGCGATCAACGATGACCCCGACTTCCATACGTGGCTGAGTGAGATCGACGAGATCACCGGCTACACGCGCCAGGACATTCTTTCGGAGGCTGAAGGGAAGCGCGATGCGGATCGCGTTGCCAGATTCTTCAATGCGTTCAAAAAGGTTCAGCAAAACAAAGCGGCAGCAGCTACCAACTCGCTGGACTCGCAACTTGTGCCGGTAGCGACTCGGACCCCCGAGGCGCCAGCGGGCAAGAAGCTCTGGACTCGCGGAGAGATCGCAGATTTCTACGCTCGAGACCGGAGAGGCGAGATCTCTGAGGCGGATGCTGCTGCTATCGACGCAGAAATTCAGTTGGCGATTCGAGAAAAAAGAGTTCGATAAGCCGGCTGATCAGTACCGAAAGGTTTGAATCATGTCTCTCGCAGCTTCTAGCAACTACTACGGCGCCAGCAATGCTGGTGATTACGCCAGCACTTCTGGTTCCAATTTCATCCCCGAGGTTTGGTCGGGCAAGCTCCAGGTCAAGTTCTACAAGAGCACCGTCCTGGGCGAGATCACCAACAACGATTGGGAAGGTGAGATCAAGGGCCAAGGCGACAAGGTCTACATCCGTTCGATCCCCACGATCACCATCAGCAACTACACCAAGGGCCAGAACCTGACCTCCCAGGTTCCCACCTCCACCCCCTTGGAGCTGAACATCGACAAGGGCAAGTACTTCGCCGTCGTTCTGGACGACGTGGATGCTACCCAAGCCGACGTCAAGCTGATGGACATCTTCACGAACGACGCTTCGCAGCAGATGAAGATCGCGATCGACGGCGACGTGCTCGGCAGCGTGTACGCTGACGCAGCCACCGCCAACAAGGGTGCCACCGCTGGCGCCATCTCTGGCGACATCAACCTGGGTGCTACCGGCGCTCCCCGCCAAGTCACCAGCGCCAACGTTCTGGACATGATCCTGGACATGGGCCAGTGCTTGGACGAGCAGAACGTGCCCGAAGATGGCCGCTGGGTCGTGATCCCCGCTTGGATGGCTTCGCTGATCAAGCGCTCTGACCTGAAGCAAGCCTACTTGACCGGCGACAGCGTCTCCCCGCTGCGCAACGGCAAGATCGGCATGGTTGACCGCTTCACCGTGTACGTCAGCAACAACCTGAGCTCGGCCACTGACCTGGGCTCGGATGCTGCTGCTGGCGGCACCGGTGGCGCTGCCGACTACAAGGCATGGAACATCATGGCCGGCACCCGCGACGCGATCTCCTTCGCTTCGCAGATGACCAACGTCGAGACCCTGCGTGCCCAAAGCACGTTCGGCAACATCGTCCGCGGTCTGAACGTGTACGGCTTCAAGGTGACCAAGCCCGAAGCTCTGGTGGCCGGCTACGTCCGCAAGTGATCGGGTAAACCCTGATGGAGGGGAGGGAGGAAACTCCCTCCCTTTTTTTTATGAAATTGCTCAAACAAAAGACATCTGGACACATCTACGTATGGACTCCGCAGCTCGCTGAGCGGGACGACATGGAGCCTTACGAGCGCCCGCCGCAGCCCGTTCCGCAGGAAAACCCCAACGAAAATCCAGAGACAGCGCAGTCGGAAACGGCGCCTGGTCTCGGTATTGAGGACGCCCTCAAAGCCTTCAGGAAAGAGGCCGGCAAGCCCCAGCGCAAGTCAAAACAACCGCCGGGTGAAGCATGAAGGTCTCTGACGTTCTTTCGCGGGTTCGATCCATCCTCAACGACGCTGACGCTACTGGCTACCGCTGGACCGATCAGGAGCTGATCGACGCCATCAACGACGCGCAAGGGATCATCGCGATCTACCGCCCCGACTGTTTCCCGGTCAACGAGGTCGTCACCCTGGCGGCTGGCTCCAAGCAGTCCATCCCCGCCGCCGGCTACCGCCTGCTCGACGTGGTCCGCAACATCGCCGCGGACGGCACGACGCCTGGTCGCGCAATCCGCCCCACCG